TCATCTTCCGCATCTTCGACTTCGCGGGGGTCTAGGAATGTGCGCCGCCCTCTGCCGCGCTTTGTGCGGAGACGAGAAAGTGTGTGACATGCTCTGTTGCGCCGCTATGGAGGCGCTAGAGCCCATAGACGAGGCCGAGCTTGGGGGCGAGGGATAGTGGGCAAAGCGCTCAGCCTCAACGCAGGGGCACAGCAAGACTTCGTGTTCAACGACCACCGGGCTTCCGCCTACATCGGTGGCCTGGGAGCGGGGAAGACCTACGCCATGTTGGCGCGCGGCATCATGATGTCCGCGCAGCCTAAGCACGGTTACTGGGGTCCGCGTGGGTGCTTCGCCGCTATCAACTACCCCGTGCTCAAGGACGTGGTGCTGCCACAGTTCTTCGAGATGATTGACGGAACTGGTCTACTTTTGGACTACATCAAGTCCGAGAAGAAGGCATTGCTCGTTCCGTACAACGAACATGGCGTCCCGGACCGTTCGCTAGTCAAGAAGAACGGCGAGGGCGCTTGCGAGATGCTGTTCCGCTCCCTGGACCAACCTAACTGGATGCGTGGTCTGGAGTTGAGCTGGTTCGGCATCGACGAAGGCCGACACTTGGACGGAGAGGCCTGGGACGTGCTCTATGGTCGTCTCCGCCAGCAAGGCTACAACGCTTCGGGGTTCGTGGTTTCGACCCCCAACGGCTTCGACTGGATGTGGACGAAGTTCCACCCCGAGTCCGGCAAGCGAATAGTGGACTCCGCGTGGTTCAACGCCCCGACCTTCGACAACCGCGCGCACCTGCCTGCGGCTTACATCGACTCCCTTGTGGCGACCTACAACGGGCGCTTCCTGCGGCAGGAGCTTTACGGGGAGTTCGTAGGCGCCGTGGATGGGGCGGTGTTCTTCGAGTGGGACATCTCCACGATGGGGAACAGGAACCTACGCTTCAACAAGGACCTGCCCCTCTACAGCTCTTGGGACTTCGGGATGGGTGACCTTGGAGTAGTCGTCTTCGCCCAGGTCGAGTGGGTCAAGGTCAAGCCACCGGGGGCTTTGGCGGAAGTCGAAGTGCCGAAGCTCTACATCATCGACGTGATGGAGTCCTCTGACCGCGCCTCGAAGGAGTGGGCGGAGGAGTTCACCGCGTTCTCGCAACGCAAGTTCGGCAAGATGCCTGACTCCAACATCTGCGACCCGGCGGGGCGCCAGCGCAACATCTCCACAGGGAAGTCCATCGTGGAGGACCTGGCGGCTTACGGCGTGCGCGTGTCCCCGGCCCCCAAGAAGCCTGTGGACTACGCCATCCGCATCCTGAACAACATGATGGCTGCGGAGCGCGTGCTCGTCTCGTCCGAGGCGGAGCGAGTCAACGCCGCCCTAGCCTCGTACAAGTGGCATGTGGATGGTGTAGGCACCAAGCTCTCACCAAATCCCGTTCACGACTGGACCTCGCACTTCTGCGATGCTGTGCGGTACGGCGTGACGGTGCTCATCGGCCACGCACACCGGCGCATCATCCAACCCCAGTACGCAGACTACGCCCCCGACCAGTGGGGACACATCTTCAAGCAGATGGTGGCCGAGCCCACACCAGACCTTCTCGGGTACGAAGGCGTGCCGGATGAGATTGAGTGGGAACCTGCTCTCATCGTCCCGCGTGCCTAGGCCCTATAGTTTCGTGCAGAAGCATAAGCGCGAAAGTATAGTTCCCGTATAGGAGTTTGCACATGACCGCACCAGTGTCCTACAAGACCTACAAGACCGATGAAGTGAAGGCGAAGACTTACAACCACAGGCTCGCCACAGCAGACAAGGCTTTTGACGAGTGGGCCTCCAAGGCCCGTGACTGGTGGGACCGATACGAGAATGTCCCGAAGGTCACGCAGGCTACGACCAAGGGCCACTCCGTCAACGTGACAACCGGGGTCAGCGTCATCGACGCGCTGTTCTCGGGTATGACCGCCGTGGATGTGGAGTTCGTGCTAGAGGCGATGGGCCGGGCTACGCCCGACCAAGCACTACTCGCAGAGGCGGCGCTGAACCAGGAGTGGGCCCTGTGCGACGTGGATGTAGACCGCGACGCGGCCATCAAGGACGCCCTCATCGCCAGCATCGGTTTTGTCAAGGTCGGGTACGACTTCTTCACACAGAAGCAAACAGTTGCCCGGGACCCCGAAGCCATCCGTAAGGAGGTCTTTGACCTCATCGACGAAGCTAGGTCGAGCGGTATAGAGGCGCCGGACCCCAATCAGATTGCTCTTATGGTGCCAGATACGGAAACGCGTGAGGAAGCCGTACGCGACCGCATCACCGTGGACTACGTGGCGTGGGACCAGATTCGCTGGGACCCGACCGCTCGGCGCTGGCCCGACGTTCGTTGGACCGCGCAGCTCACCAAGATGTCCCTGGACGAGGTGAAGGAGAACCCCCTGTTCCGGGAGTACGTGAAGCGTAACCGCTCACAAGGCGGGCTACGTCAACTGGAAGTTCTCAAGCCCGACTCCACCATCGACCGGGAGCTTCTCGTCACCGGCAGAGACGCGCCGGATGACGGTCGTGTCACGGTGGTTGAGTATTGGGACATGGAGACCGGGACCTACTGCACCTTCATCAAGGGGCAGAACTTCGTCCTGTTCGAGGGGGTCAACCCCTTCGCCCTCCAGTTCGACTTCGAGGACCGTAACCCCTTCGTCCCGTTGGTCCTCCGGGGCACGAACCGCCGGGTGCGCGGCATCTCCGACATGGAGGTCATGCTCCGCTCCCTCAACGAGAAGAACCTGTACCGCTCTCGGCTCGCCAACTACATCGACCGCTTCGTTCCGAAGGTCAAGGGCCCCGAGGATGCGCTGACCGAGGAGGGCAAGCAGGCCCTCTCCAGCTCGGAGTACGGCGCCTACGTGGCGGTGGACCGCTCCCAGGACCCAAAGAGCATCGAAGTGATGACCCCGCCAGTGCTCCCCGCCGAAGCCTTCGGCATGAACGAGCGCATCGACAACGAGATTCGAGAGGCTACCGGCGTCAACGAGCTGATGCGTGGTCTGTTCCCGGACCGCAAGCGCACAGCCACGGAGACGGAGGAGGTCGTGTCCGCGTCAGCGGCACGCCAGTCGGAGAAGCGGAACACCCTCGAAAGGTTCCACACCGAGATTGCCAAGCGTATGCTCACCCTCATGCAGAAGTTCTACAACCAGGAGCGCATGGCTAGGTTCTCAGACCCCACGCTTGGGCAGGTGCCTTGGGCATTCACTGGGGCCGACATCATCGGCCAGTTCGACCTAGGGGTGACCCTGAGCCCGCGTGAGGCCCACACCAGAGATTCGTTGAAACAGGAAGCTGTGGTTGGGCTCAACATCATGGCCCCCTTCGCGCAGCCTGATGCGAGCGGTAAGGCTGCCCTCGACCAGACCACTCTGCTCGGGTGGTTCATGCGGAAGTACGGCTTCTCCAAGAGGGATGTGAATGAGCTGCTCAACACGCAAGAGGAAATGCAGGTCCAGGCCGCAGGTGCCGCTCAGGCGGCGGCTGGCGGTCCGCCTCCTGGCCCTCTCAGCCCGGCGGAGCTACTGGCGGCTAGCAATGGCCCTCAGCAGGTGGGCGCAGCCGTAGGGGCAGCCGTGCCCCAGGACATCCAAGCAGCGGCGCAGGGGGGCTTTGGCCCCGGAGCGCCTGAGGCAGCCCGGCAGGTGAGCAACTCGCGGGGCGTGCAGTAGACTGCGATACCCCCCGAAAATGGGGTAGAATGCAGGTGGTTGGGGGCCCAACAAGAGGGAGAACCTCATTTCGATGCGGGGCCGCCCTCCTGGTCCCCAGGTCACCGCATCTCTTTGCAGTGTGGAGCAACAGCAGCTCGCCAGGCTCATACCCTGGAGGTAGCGGGGGCAGCACCCGCCACTGCGACTGGAGGTTCCCGCTAGGGAGCCTATTGACGGGAGGCTAACGACCACGGGACCTCCAGCCTCTTTCAAGTGCCCTAAACGCCCTGGTCAGGGATTTAGGGTTACAAAACACCCGTACTATATAGAAGGTGTATTCACGTACGCCTTTTTAGGGGCACGGCCCCCAAGGACATCCCGAGGCCGGTAACTCCTCCTGTAGGAGAGTTGCTGGTACAGCTATGTCAGTAGGAGGTACGCATGACAGCACCAACTGTTGCAGACCTGCGCCGGGAGACGGCTAGCGCCGCCGCCGAAGCAGTAGGCACACTGGCTGGTGACGGTACAGAAGCGGCGGAAGCCGCAACCGAGGCCGCAGTAGTTGAGGGTGCAGCCCCCGTTGCTTCAACGGAGGACGGAACCACTGTCGCCCCCGAAGGCGCCACTGTCGAGACCGAGACCCCAGCACCCGCTGCGGGCACAGTCGAGGCACTGAGCGAATACTTCGGCCTAGACCTCTCTGGTATTCCGGTCGAACAGTCCTCAAGCATCGTCGAGGAACTGAAGAAGCGTGACGACTTCATCGGAAAGCTCCTACGGAAGGAGTCCGAGGCCCCGGGTGTTTCAACGGAGGTCAAGGACGAGAAACCGCCAGAGCTGACAGATGAGGACATCCTCAAGGCCCTAGGCCTGGACCCAACGAACAACCCGTTTGACGAGCAAGTGGCCCGTGTCACGGTGCCCCTGGTTCGGAAGCAGGTTGCTCAGGACGCCGCTCTAGCATCTCTCATCGAGAACCAAGAACTGATGGAGATTGACAAGACGTGGCGAGCCGCCCTCTCCGGGATGGAGAAGGAGTTTGGGTCTTTGCCGAAGGAGATTGACGCAGACGCCGTGATGGAGTTTGCGGCTAAGGAAGGCATCGCCAACCCGATGGACGCCTACTGGCGAATCGTCGGGCCTGGCCGGGCTCTCCTCTCTGCGGCCATGAAGGGTGTATCGGAGAAGGAGGCGACCGCCGCCAAAAAGCAGGCGGCCACCACTCGACCGAACTCCTCATCTGCCGAGAACGAGGCACCACTTGAGAGCAAAACTGTCAAGGGTGCCACCCGCGAAGCAGCGGAGCGTGTTCTCAAGCAGCTCGGAGTGGACTTCTAAGTAGGGGCCTGAGAACCAGAGGACAAAACAACCATGGCATCTCCAGCGGTTCAGCTTGATGAGCTGTTCGCCACCACCTTCCAGAAGGTGAAGGCGACGCTGGCCGACCAAGTTACCAAGACCACTCCCCTCCTGGCCGCCTTGGACTCCAAGGCTAAGGTCACGGAAGATGGTGGGCTGACGCTCCGGCGTCCGGTGCTGTTCGACCTGAACGACACCGTTGGTTCCTACGACGGCTACGACCCCATCGACGTGACTCCCCAGGACGGCTTCGGTTACGCCGAATACTCCTGGAAACAGTACGCCGGTTCGGTCACCATCGACGGAAAGACGGAAGCGCTGAACGAAGGTTCCGCGCGCATCATCGCCATCCTGGAGGCGAAAATGGAGCAGCTTCGGCTGTCCACGACCCAGGACATCGACGCCATGTTGTGGGGCGACGGCACCGGAAACGCAGGCAAGGACATGCTGGGTCTCCAGGCCATCATCCTCGACACAGGCGTGTTGGGTGGGATTGACTCTGCTACGGAGACGTGGTGGAAGTCAAAGGTCGTTGCAGGCGCCATCTCACTCGCCACCACGGCGGGTGTGAAGTCGCTGAACTCCATCCTCAACAGCCTCAAGATTGTCAACTCCAAGCCGGACTTCGAGTTCACCACGCAGGCGAACTTCGAGTCCTACGAGGCGCTGGCAGTCCCGAACATCAGGTTCCAGGACCTCCACATGGCGGAACTGGGCTTCGAGGCTGTGTCCCACAAGGGCGCAGAGGTTCTGTTCGAGGACAACGTGCCATCCGCTTCATGGTACTTCATCAACAGCAACCACCTGGAGTTCGTCCAGAAGGACAACCGCTGGATGAAGCTCCTTCCGTTCGGCAGCCCTGTGAACCAGGACGCCAAGACGGCGCTCGTGGTTTCCATGGGTAACCTGATTACGGACGTGCGTAGGGCCCACGGGGTCGCTACCTCCGTCTCGTAGTCCTAGACGTTTGGTGAGGGTGGCCCCGGTGCGTATGCCCCGGGCCACCCAACCGAACGAGGGGTGCATATGCCGAACGTAGTACGAGATTTCATCGCGGAGACCACGGAGGCTACACCCGAGGACAAGGCGAGGTTCCAGAACCTCCGCTCCATCGCAGGCGGGGGAGTCAGGCGGGACTTCGTTCCCGGCCCCAACCACAAGCTGCTGCCGCCTTCCGGGCGGGAGCACGCAGGCGATGAAGCCCTTGAGCGGGCGATGGCCAGACAGGCTAGTGCCGCTCGGGAAGACTTCCAGAACTCGGTCAAGAGGCTGCGTGACCTCAACGTCGCGCAGGCCATCGAGTACATCACCCAGGCCCCCACCTCAGTGCAGGAAATGGCCCTGGTGGCGGAGGCCCTTCACGGCAACCGCAGTTCTGTACTACAGAGGTTCCCCGCCGTAGACCCTGATTCGGTC